ACCCACCATTCTGAACGGGAACCCCGATAACATCGCGGCCCGCTCCTCATCCGTTTTTGACGGGAAGAGGTACTTCAGTGCTTCAATACTATCAACACCTAACTCTTGGAGGTTACGTACCACGATAGAATTGTTTAAAACATCTTGTGTTGAGTCCTCATAAACAGGACCTAACCAACGCCAAAGCATAGTTAAATCACCGTCTGGAATTAAGCCAAGTACACCCGTCGGTATATGTTGTGTCTTAACACATGCCATCATTACTTGTTTAACTTTTTCCTCGAAACCAGTCATTGCTGCATCATACAAATCAAGTTCATCTTGACGGGCATCTTCGGCTGGTTCCACTGGCTTCTCAATGCCTGTAGCAGCGGCTAGTGTTTCACGGAATAAATGTTCTTCTTGGTAGATAATAAGTTCCAAACACCGGCAAATACCATAAGTGTAAATAGCATTTGCTTTTTTCTTAGATGTTGCTGACACACGACCGAACAATGACTTGTATTCAGTGGCTGTTACGCCTGCAGAGATGGATAGTTCGTCTACACCACCAAGGGCAGTACGTATTTCCTCTCGATACTGGCGAGCAAAGCTATTTTGGTCACCGGTGATAGCATCTGGAACAATATAACCGACTCGGTCATTGGGTTCCAGGTTGGCAATCACCCGTGGCACCCGAATTTGACCGTCCATACCCCTGGAAAGGGGATCAGACTTAAATCTTGACTGACTTAACGCGCCCATCCCGGTAAAACCGGAGTTTGCTGCGATAGATGGACGTTGTACTACGTTATCTGCCCCTGATTCCATCAAATCTGTCTTGGGCCTGGAAGAAAGAAGGGTTGGATTACCAAAAAACTGCACATTCTTACGCATCGTGCGTACCATTTCATCGTGCGTGACAATATGGTTGGCTAATGCGTCAAATTCCCCAACGCCTTCATTAGAGAAACCCTTTAAATTGTTAAAAATCTCTACGCAAGGTATAAAGCCAAGGGTATTTCTTAGTGTTTTAGTGCGACCAGGAACTGCATAGTTGGGCATTTCAAAAGATATCTCTCCTTCGCTATGCGTTTCTTCAATTGTTTTAGCTTTAATGGACAATCTGATGTAACGTTTGGCTCCTTGGGGTCCAGTAATGGTGTTGCCTGTAGTATTTACAACGCTAATGCCATCACTAAACCCTGTGCCTTGTCTGACTTTATAGCTATAGATGATAACAACTTCTTCTAGCTCACCATCAACACCATAGAAGGATCGATATTCATGCTCACGGAAATAATAGAGCCTGTAATTCGATTCAGTTGGACGAATATAAAACAGACCTTGACCATCACAGAGATAGTACTCCCAGATTGAATCCAGGCGTGTATCCATTTTGTTGTATTTAAGTACTCGATCTATAAAATCTTTGCGTTGATTACCAAAATTATCTTGAGAAGGAAAAAATTCTACCCCTTGGCGGATGCCAAAGAGTTTCATCTGTGCTACGTGGGACGCAACAATGCCCGTATCAATATTTGCTCCACCGTCTTTTTCAAGGTAGGAGTCAACAATTTCTTTAAGTCGGGCTTTGGCGTCCATATTTTATTTTGTTCCTGGGTTTCTTTTGTAAATCTTAGCACCTGTAAGGGATTTTAGAATAGTTTGCTATTGGTCCATGTAGAAGGGACGCAGCTTAGCTCTTCCTCCTGCAAATTCTTCTACGGGTTGTCCAAGATAATCTTCTAAAAAAACAGCTGCTTTTTTCTGGGCCTGATTATAAACATTTTGAACACTCGGATCTAAAAAATCTTTTATGATTTTTAAATTTGGACCTACAAAAACATCAGTAGGAACATCGTTTTTATAACCAGTCACACGACCAGGACCGCTGCCAAAAAAATTTTTGGCAGTTTCATTTACGTAAGACATTGGATAACCAGCGAACCATGGATCACTACGCACCACTTGTCCGGCTTCTGGATCTAAAGTAGATGTAAGGTCAGCAGCCGCTTTTTGTGCAATTGCCTCACTTTTAACATGTGGTAAAGCTTCATTTTCTAAAACATATTTAAAACTACCCGCTAAATTTTGAGGGTTAAATCTATAATTTGTTAAATTTTTTGCTGCTATTTCATTGCGTTCCCATAAATTTTGATCGCCACCATGGCCTCCTCCCTCATGTAATAATACAGGCAAACCAACAGGTTCTGCTGGCCTAAAAAACAAATTACGTGTAGTGGGATCTTTTGACCCCCCAAATTTTTCTTGTGACCGAAAAGCTCCTGTAGCGCCAAGGGGTAACCTAGTATCTGGTACGATATTAAAATCTGTTTTATATTTATTTTTTAATAAATCTAAAGCCTTTAATCCGATATCATTAGGTACAAATTCACCACTAACAAATTCACCTGCTATTGGATAATTTGCGTTGTCAGGATTGTAATACTTTGCCATAATTATGAGACAGGGATTTTAGAGTTTTCCTTGTGCCTTGTATTGTCCTATCATTTCTTCTAGAAATTTTTGATTAGGATCTATTCTAATTGATTCTACTTTATTTCCTGTTAAAGCTCTTGCACCTTCATTGGCCAACTTGTCAACATGTGGTCCTGCATATATGCCAGGGACAACAAGAGACTGTGGTTTTACATAAGCAGGAGGAAGCGGAGACTCTGGGAAATAATGCGGTTGTGACACGCCTCCAAAATTAAAACCAAATTGTATTTTGGGGCCATACCCACCAGGGGGTTCATCTTCTTTAAAATCGTTTGATCTAGAAGAACTGATCGGGGCTTGTCCCCAGTTGCCTGTTAAAGAAAAATTACCTGCGTTTATACCAGCTGCTTTTGCTGCGGGGTCAACATAAAAACCCATTCCATTGTTGGTTTCAAAATTTAAACCTCCAAAAGGACTTAAAGAAAAAGATCCAGTTTCGTCTGCGCCATTAATTTGACCTGATAAAAAATTTTTAATGCGTAACGCCTGGGGATTATGTTGTCCTGTTAATGAATAATAAGTTTTTTCTAACCCAGGAAGAATTTCTTCTTTATTAATAATCGGCATTACGAAATACTAATCCCTCCAAATCCTATTGGTAGTTGTTGAGCATCTTGTCCGTATTGAGGACCAAGAAAGAAACCTGCGTTACCCATGGGTGCCATGCCGCCCATCGAAGCCAAGGGTAATTGTGGCCCAGCTCCGGGCATGAGGCCTCTCTTTTTCAACTCTTCATTCAATTGTTGATTTTGTTGTGTGCCACCCTCGTATAGACGCTTTAACTGTTCTCCTGAACGCCCTCCAAGAGCACCAGGACTTTTGTTTATATCAAAACTAAGACCAGCAAGAAGATTACCTGGCGCACCAGGGACATTTTGATATCCGCTTAAATTCATTTATTTATTCCTTGGTTTATTTATTCTATCAACCCTTACTCTTCTATTACCTCATATCGATCCGAATCATTAAGTTTTGATAAAACAACCCCATTGCCCTTGAGCTTCCACTCAAGAATATCTCCATCTTCCCAGCCAAGTTCTTCTATTACGTCATCTGGGAATTGGATAAAAAGATCACCGTTGTCGTCCTCTTGGATCTCTAGGGTGTAGTCCATTTTGTTTACAGCTTTTCAATAAGCTTATCAAGCTTATTGTTAATCTGTTTAAAATTGTCTTGCATTTGTTGGATTTCTCTTAGGAAATCAACCTTGAGTACGTACTCGATGGGCAGTCGGTGATGCATGGAATTGATGCTGGCGTCTGTGTTGTCCATCCGTTTTTCTACACGAAGGATGCGTTCATGAAAACGACTCAACAATTTATTCGTTGCCCACCCAGCACCAGTAAGCGCGGGCACAGCAAAGCTGATCATTAACAGCAAGTACTCTGGTCCCACGGCGTTATGTAATGCTTTCTGTTACTATTCTAAGGTCAGTAATCAAACTGAAGCTTACCTTTTTTGGTAAGTCCGTTCACCAACCAAACAAGAGCATCGACACAGTCATCATGGCCACTTACACCGAAGTTTGTGAGTTCTTCGAAGAGATTAGTGAAGTTTCTGAAACGGTTGAAGATGATTTTTCGTTCTTCAAACATGCCAATAATTCCTCTGAATCGCGCCAACTTATCTGCACGGAACCCTTTGACCGGATGCCACAAGATATTGTGGAGACCTTCATCATTAAGGCAAATCCTTTTGAAGTCAGCTTCGAGTGAAGCCTGGTACTGAACAGCTTCTGACCAAATATCGCAAGTTGCGTAGGTAGGAAAATAATTATTGTTATCATCTTTACCAATAATTGACCAATCATTAAGCAATTCTTTTAATGCATCTAATTTTTCTAGATTACCCATGACACGCATCCGGCGGTAATCAATGATGTGTATGCGGTCATCAATGCGTCCACCAAGGATCATTACGGTGTAGTCATTCTTTTCTTTGATACCAGCAGATAAGTCGACACCAACACCAAGTGTATCGAATTCTGTTGCAATTTCTGCTTTAACTATCAGCTCTGGTGCCAGGGACAATTCACCTTGTCTGACGATCTGATTCATGTACTGGAAAGAGAAAGCAACTGGTGCTTGACGCTTCTTCTCCTTTAGGTATTCCAGGGACCACATTTCTGGCCAATAGGAAAGCTCATCGCCTGTTTTGGGATCTTGTTGAATTGCAGATAATACAATCTGTTGCCAGTTATTCTGTTCATTAAATGTGGTGGCATGTATATCATCATGTCTAAATCTGGTACCAAGGCAGATCGCTCTTCCCCCTTCAAACATAGTTGGTGAGATAACTGCATTCCAGTTATCTTGCATAGACTTACGTATATCAGGATTGGCTATATCTGTCGCAGATTTGATACAATCGTCAATTAAACAATTCAAGACATTTAAGCCATTGGCAATGAAATTATGACTGCTATGACTGACTTCTAGGTCATAGACAAACTCCTCTTTTTCGCTAAGGCACTCAACTCTGGAAATGGTGACGGCCTCCCAGCTTTGTCCGTTATCTGATGATGCGCTGTATGGCACTGCCTGCACAACGTGATTAAATTTTGCGGGATATTGTTTGAGGGGTTGTGATCGATATGGTGAACACAAAGATTGGTCCTCAGTTGCCCGCCGTTTAATAATTGTTTTTGCTCCAAGGTGTTGCAACCAACACAAATTGAACAGTCTCTTGCAAGAATTAACAGGCGCAATTTTTTCCATTTGCCAGCTCGACAACCATGCTTGTAATTTGCGTTGCCAGTTCCTTGCATTTTGTTTGCATGCATAGAATCTGCGCACTTTTTTGAACAACACTGTGACAAGTGACTCAGAGGTTGAAATAGTTTGCCACAATGCCGACAAGGTTTTTTTGTCAGTGTTATTCTTTTTTGTCCACTGCAGGAATGGCTGCAGCAAATTGTTTGAGGCTTTTTGTAAAGACGTTGTGTTAAACGATTTGAAACTATTGAAAATTGCTGTTGACAGACTGGGCATTGGAGTTGGACCACAAACCCCCCTGTTCCCTTGTGACACGTAGTGCAAATTCTCTGTGTTTGCTTCTTGGGTCCCTGACAACTTAGGCAATGTGTCAACTTGTCTCCAGTTGGATAATCCGACAATGGTTTCCCCCGGACTAAAATCTCCTGCCCTTTTTTGCCTTCCGTCCGCCGTAATGAAAGGGTGTTCGGGAGTGCATTGAATTTTATTTCCACATTCTGTTTCAATGCTAACAATTCCTTTGGTATTACGTTTTGTAACTGCGGCCACGTTGCTCCACTCAACTTGATCTGTGGTGTGATTTCTGGTAGCAATTTGGTAGGCGGCAGGATTTGCATAAATAGTGGCAATTGGAACGTTGCCATGATTTGTCAATACCAATGTATCACCTATTAAGCAAAGGTGTGACCGCTTAGATGTTACTGAACCTTTTAAGCCTGCAGCACATAAGGTGAACATTTCATCACCGATGCTTTCAATGCCAGCAAATTTATGGTCCACTGACCAATACTCATTGCTTGTTACATTCTTAAGCAAACGTACAGAGGGAAAAACTTCCTGGTATCGACGGCTTTCAATAATACGCTTAATAGCCGCAGATTTAGGACGTGCAATTTCAACCGTGTAAGACAAGTATAGAATTTGCAGTGGCATTTTGGCCATTGTGTGGACACCAATAGCCCATGCAGTGAACATACCAAGGGACGTCGATTTGCTCGACCCGCGGGGCCCTAGTAGGTCTATGTTGGGGCCTGCAATTCCTTTTAGACATACACTATCCTCACCCGTCACAAAGTGCCTGTGCCAGTCCTTGTGGTGGGCCGCTGGAGGTTTATTGGCTACGTACTCACAAAAGAAACTAAAATCTTCTCTAGCTCTTTTTGCTAGTTCCAGGTTATCCGCTGGTTTTACTGTGTAATTTTTTGCAGCAGCCCTCGCATTACGGCGATACGCCAGATGTAAGTATGAGGGCATAACCAGATTCAACTAAGTTAAATATAGCCTATCACTTAGCTTTTTGTTGTTTATAGCTACGTGCTTTCTCTAGTGCAGCCTTACGTTTAGTCTTATCATCCATATCTGAACCGTCTTCGTTCTTTGCTTCTTTTTTCTTGAAGACCTCAAGAACCTCAGGAGGCATCCGTTTCTTAGACATGTGATCAGAACCTAGGTCCTTCTGGGCGTTGACGCATCATTGCATCACGCATCATTTGTTGGGCATCTTCGTCTGTGTAACGACCAGATCTACCTGGACCCATTGAGATACCACCTCTTACGGGAGGCATTGTGGTGGGATTTGCCGCAGCAACATTAGAACTGTTCTCTAGTTCCCGTAGACGTGATTCAGCTTCCATGTTGGTATAGTCGGGAGCTAAGCCGGGACGGTATCCAGCTGGTACACCAAGTCCAGTCTCAGGTGATTGGGCTTGTGCACGTACACGCCCTTGACCAGCTTGTTCTTCCATCCGTTGACGCATCATGGCCTCCATCATGGCCTGCTTACCTGCATCAACAGTTTTTCTCCCCATGCCGGGAGCTTGGTTTCCAGCACCCATGACTATTTACCCTTCATGGCACGAAGACGATCCATCTTAGCTTTCATGTCTTCTTTGCCACCTTTAGCGGGAGGATTAGGTGGCACAGCCTTTTTACCAGCTTTTGCGTCAGCAGGCATTGGCTTCTTGCCAGCCTTAGCATCTTTCTTGGGGGGAACTTTACCGGCCATGTGTTTGCCTTATTGATAGAACTATTTTAAACCATTATTCTTCTAATTGCATTCTTGCCCATACACTCATTGCAGCTTCTTTTAAAGGACCTTCGATTGGGTCATCTTTAAATATAAAAGCTAACTCACGAATAGCGCGGTCTGCACCAGCCATCAACAAGCCTTTCCTATCTTTATTAGCAGTAAACTGCTCTACTTGATTGATGGTGCCACGGAGTTCTTTTTCCATGGCAGCAATTCTTGCTACACCACTGTCTCGCTTGACGCCGTAATTCTCGATATCCTCACGAAGAAGACGTATGTCTTCTTTCATGTGTTCAATTTCATCCAACAGGATACGTCTGTGATCAGGCTTTGGGTACTTAAGAGTTACCCATTCCTCACACGCAGTAATGCTGCCTAGATAGCCAAGGAACCGAGCATAGAGAAAACATTCAATAGTTGAATAGTTCTCTGAGCAAAACGAACAGAAGGACTCGTGCGTACCAGGATCTAATCCTTCAGCCCATGCATCAAAGACTTCAGTATTTGTAAGCTCCACGGGCCTGGGCATAATCCCTGGCTTCGTCGGCTTGACTGAACTCTTGTTTTTGTGAGGCTCCTGCACGTTCTTCTTCTGCTTGTTTTCCAAGGGTTTTTCTTTGTTGTGCGCCTGTGTCTTCGTACTTCTGCTTGGCAAACTCGTAAGCTACACCAGCGGCCTTGCGATATTGCTCAAGACCTTTTTCTGTAAACAACTCGTCGTCAAACAACGAATCATTTGAAGCTGTGGTGGTTGCGTCTGCCATTAACTTATCAGAAGTTGGACATCATTTGAGCAAGGCCTTGGCTGTAGATGTCACGACGACCTTCTACAGACTTTTGACGTTGCTGACGCATCTTGGAACCTTCTAGCTTTTCGAGAAGAGTTTCAAACTGGCTGAGGTCATTCTTAGGGCCATACTGCTCACTGGCCAGTAGGTCTTTTGCGGCGTCTTTTTGTTTTTCTGAAAGGCGAGTATCTGCATCAACTGCAGCAGCTGCAGTGGCGTAATCAGCGTATTCACCAAACCGAGGTTTGGTAGTTGGCGTACTAGTCATGGATTTATTTCTTGAAAGAACTTAATTAATTATAGCAACTTAATCTTGAAATGTACGGCCCTGCTCTTTGCGTTCTTGTAATGTTCTTAGCAATTGCTGGAACGCATTAACATCAAACTCGGGAGAACGTTGCTCCTCTGTTGATTTTACTGGTTGTTGTGTAGGTTGTTCCATTATGCAAAACTAAATGAACCAACAAGACCTTGGAGTAACCCTGCTTGCTGGGACTGTCTACCAATTTTTAATTGTGCTTCTGTTTGTAGCTTGGTCAACTCAGTTTGAATGTTGCCTTCCAGTGATTTAAGGCCTGAGTTGTACATAAAAGTTTCATAATTATTTTTAGATTGCTTAGCAGATTCAATTTCTTCTGCTGATCCAGTAAATTCTTTACCTATAAAATCAGGAGTTTTTACGCCCGATTTAGCAACTAGATCATTAGACAGTTGAGGAAGGGTTCCACCACCAAAATTGAATTTATATTTGCCAGTACGTGTGCCTGTTTCATCAAGTACAGGGCCACCATATATGGTTTCTAGGCGAGCTGCTTCAGCACTGGGAGGCAGTTGTTTTTTATATGCGGCAGTGGCTTGTATATCTTGTTCTATATCACCAATGGTGCGTCCTAAGCCCATCTGGGACTGGCCTGCTGCCAATTCATCTGAAGTTGCTTGGCGCCCCAGGAGTCGTTGGTAGGAAGAGCTTAGTTGTGCTGCACGTTGTTTAGGTGCAAACTCCTCATATGTCTTGGTGATGCCTGAGTAGTCGTCAGTTGAAGGAGCAAGATCATATTTGGTGTAATAATCTTCAACTAATTTTTGTGCTGTATCTTCACCAATTAAACCTGCACCCAGACGTTTTTGTACGTTAGCAATATAAGTAGATTTCCCTGATTCACCAGCAGCTTTACGTTCAGCGGCCTTACGATCTAAACGTGCTGTCTCAGCATCTGCTTTTGCTTGTGCTTGGTTAAGTAAGCCTTGTTGAAAATTTCTTGCATCTTCTGCTTCTCGCCTTGCGGCTTCAGCTTGTTGATTCATCATCATCATTGAGACGATGGCACCCATATCCATTCCCATGATTTATCTCCTATGCTGTAGGTAAGTTAAATTGACCCCACTGGGTCATTGCAGGCAGTGCTTCTGCATATCTACCAGCTAGTCTATTTTCATACGCATCTTTTTGTCTACCACCTCTGAACAAAGGTGTTTGTTCTTCTTCTTCTCCTAAACGCTTTTCCTGCCTTTGCATTGCAAATTGCATAGGCATAAAACGTTGTAACTCTTCTTCTTTTGCCCTGCTTTGCAAACCATATTCTATTGGTGCTCCAAACAAAGAACCACCTAGTTGTCCAAAAACATTCATTGCAGAAGCGGTAGCCCTAGATGCCCTGGCATCATTGGCAGCCTGCATAGTACCAAGCATGCTATACAGTGCTTGATCTTTAGCTTGTTGTTTTTGTTGTTGAGCAAGTCTTTGGTTAGCTTGACCTGTTAAAAAACTACTACCAAGCTGGCCAGCAGCCATTACGCCTATAGATATGGGATCAAACATTGCACCTCCACTACTTTTGTTACCTCCACCCATTGTAGACCAATTACCCAATCCAGAGTCACTTACACCTCCCCAGCTACCATTCCAACTTCCGCCTAAACTAAAGGCCATGGCTAAGCAAAGTAAGAACGACCTATATAAGGCTGTGGGGAAAATACAGGAACTTCTTGTCGAGGATATGTACTAAGTCCTGCACGATATGCTTCTGCATTTCTTATAGGTGCTTGTGACATGTATGCAAGTATTTCACGATCTCCCCCAGCGATAGAAGTTTCTACGCCTTTGGCTAGTGCGCCTATGCCTGCTATTAGTGCTTCATCCCCTAGTTTTTGTCTTGCTAATTTTGTTGCTCTTTCTGCTCTGGCTTCATCTAATTGATTAATAAATGGAATTAATTCTTTTAATTCAGACGCTTGACTTCTGGGTTTATTTTTTTCAAAAATATAAGCAATAGTAGGATCTACTCCTTGCGGAATTCCGGAAGTAACAGGCGCTTCTTCTATTGTTCTTTCACTAAAAAGATTTTTATTAACGGGCGCAAATGCCTGTGTCAATTGACCAGGGCTTAAGTTAAACATTGCACCAGGGAAAGACATTGCCATGATTAACCAAACTGGATGTTAGGTGATTGACGAACAGCAAATTGTGCATAAGGGTTGCTGCCAGCAAATGTTCTTGCTAGTGC